TTCCGTCATGTGACCATGTAATAGGGCCGGTACCGGTTGCTACTCTCTGTATTCTGTCTGATGCGTCACGGGCCATGGAAGGGATAGCCTTGTAAAGTGTCTCTGTGCTGTCCTTGCCATAGTTATTGTTGCCTTTAGGCTCGGTACCGTTCTTGTGGCACCATAAAGCGATTGCGGCCCATTCAACAGCTGTGATCTCGTGATGTCCTGCGCCCTTTGCCTTTGCGTATGAAACGAAAGTGTCAAGGTTTGCGTTTGCCTGGGGATCCTCAGCCGGTAAGCTGTAAGCTCTGCCGTTGTAGTGCTTAGTTTGGTACTTGCCTACATAGAATCCGTCAATCTCTACACCGTTGCGGCGGAAAGCCGGATGTACGCTTGTGTCGGCAGTTGAAAGTACATCACAAAGTCTGAATTTGGGAATGTAAACCATGATGCTCGGCATTTCCTTGTCATCATAGATAATCTTGTTGCTGGGTGCTACACTCTTTAATGCCAGCTCGGCCATGTCAAAATTTGCCATCTGTCTTTTTCCTCCTTAGTTAATATATATTCCGTCAATGCTGAACAGATAAAGAGTAACCTTATCCATATCAAGAGGCTTAGCAGTTCTGTTTACAACTTCTTTCTCCACCTCTTCGCCATCGACTGTCTCTGTAACTGTAGTAACTGTCTCGTCGTATTCCTTCTCCGGAATCTCTACCTGAGCTGCGTAATATCTTCCCTGTCCCATTACAAGGAATCCGTCAGCGTCAACCATAATGTCCTTAGTTACTACTTCGTCCTTCTGGTACCTTGCAAGATTGATAACAAGCTCATCATCTGCAAAGCTGAGTTTTGTGCCGTTAACGTCGTATTCTATCTTTGTTCCGGCATTCTTTTCAACTACGTTCATTTTTTATCTCCTTCCGTTTAGTTAATCATTCCGCCTGTTATTCTCACGATAACATTTACGGTTGTTGCGCTGCCGTCATGGAGCAGCTTAAAGCCGTTCAAGGCTCTGTCCTTTACCTGGATATTTCCGAGTCTGCCGCCGCTGTAAGAAACAACCTCTACCTCAACGCTGTAGTCTGTGTGTTCTCTGAGCTGTGATAAAGCTACGGTATTTTCCTTGTTGTTAAAAGGCCACGGTAAAGCGTTCATAGCAAGTGAAACGCTCTTAACTTCGCTCAATGTGTCGTAATCTTCCTGAATCTGCTTGAACCTGCTTATCTGCTGTGCAAGGTAACTGTCAGTGATGCCGACTTCGACGTTGTTAAAATGATCCTGGTCAAGAAGTGTTCCCTGCTGGATAACCTGGCCATGCTGATCTTCGACGTGATTAAGCCAATAAGTCCTTGAATACATCGTCTATACCTCCTTCCTTAAGTTTCTATCAACGGGAATGTAAACCTTAAAAGGGCTGAGTTAAGGCTTGTTCTCACAAGGCTTATGGACTGCTGCCCTGCAAGATCGCCTTCTACGTCATATACCCTGACTGCGGTTATCGTATCCGCTGCGCCGCTTGATGGACAATTTACATACACGATTACATCAGTCCCGTTGAGTTCTTTGCTGTTGATTGTTCCGTTTCTCCATGTAGAGTTGTTTGTCTGATACTGAAACTTCACGATGCTGTTCAGTAATTCATTCCTTCTCTTGTTGAGAAACGTGTTGCTGAAAAATGCCATGCCTTTTATCTCCTTTCATAGATTACTTAATTCTCTTCATCTCCGCATATTGTTACTCCGCAAAGTCCGTGATTTGTACTATATGCTTTTGCCTTGCCGTTCCAGAGCTGTATTCCTTTGTTATCGCTATATCCTAATGTTGCCAGCAAAGGCTGTGTTCCTGCTTCTTCATCCTCGCTGCACTCTAAAGCATCTCCGTTATAAGCGTTAACCTGTGCCTGCACATTCTCTGTAGGATTGAGTGAATAACCCATTGTCGAGATGTCCGGTAATGTTCCGGCTTCTGGCTGGTCGCTCATAAACAATTCAGGTCTTGCCCCTACGTTTATACCGTTGTCATCGGTATATCCCAAAGTTGACGGCATCCAGTACTGGCCACAAAGTATTGTGCCGCATTCCGGCCCGGTGCTTGTCCATGCTTCGATTTTCTTTTTGATCTCTATCTGATGCTTTATCATGTAAGCGAATGAGTCTAAGTGCTGCGAATACTTCTTGACTCTTTCAAGCTTCTTTTCCATTGTGACTGCATCAATATCATAAACTGGATTGTTTATACTGTCGGATATGTCAACGTACAGTCTGAAATATCCGGGAGTGCCGTTGTACTGGTACCATTCTTCGACTTCTCCGCCGCCAAATATCGTTGTGATTAGATTCTCAACGCTTCCGGTAGATCCTGCTGTCAGGTATTGCGGCAAAGTCTCTTTGATTATCCTGCGCTTTGCCGCCGTAGTCAGTGACATATCATAATACAATGCGTCAAGCTCTATGGCCAAAAGGTCAAGTACTGCATCCTCTTGGTTATCTATCGCTGCATAAAGTCCTATCCTTGTGCAATAGTCTAAGAATTGCCTTAGTGCCATGTTGATTGCGTATGATATCGCCCTTACTTCCGGCTGCTTTGATAGGACATCCGGCAGAATTTCTTTTATTTCGCTGTCGTAAAGATTTATCATGCTTCCACCTTCTCACTTCAGTTTGTACGCTTTTCAGGTTTGCTTTTGCATTTACCCTGTATATGCTTCAAAGTGTACGCTTTTTAGTCTGCTTCCGTTCCGCCGTAATTTATAGTTACCGTTCCGGTCTTAGGAAGTACGCTGTCAGATATTACAGTCTGTGCCGGGTATGTAACGGATACTCTCTTTGCTCCTGCTTCCATAACAAGCCTTATCAGATAATCGGGACTTATATCTCTTCCGATCTTTGCTGTCTGCCAGCTGTTATATTCTGCTACAGCTGCCGCTACATTGCTCTGTATTGTCGTTGCAACTGCGCTGTCGCTTGCCGCTATGTAATATGTTATCTCAACATTGTAAGTCGAAGTACTCGGTGCTGCGACCGTTATCTGATCCCCCAAAGGCTTTCTGATCTTTTCGTCTAAGTAGTCTGCTACTGCCTGTATCTCTGCTGCTGACGGCAAGCTTCCATCCGACATTGTGAATGTTATATAAATCTCGTTAACGTCCGGTGTAGTAACTCTTACGTCTCCGATGCCTCGCATTGACTCTCTTACCATGTACTCGTAAGCGTCCTCGGTTCCGGCTGTTGAATAGCCCTTGCCTAAAGCGTAGATCCTTGACTTTAACTCGTCGTCGCTCTCCCTGTCTGCTCCGCCGTATGTTTCTGTAGTGTTCGATACTGAAACTACATAAGGCAAGGTGTTAACGATTCCGTTTATCTCGCCTACAACAAAGCCGTTTCCTTTTGTTCCGGCTTCTGTACAGGTTGCGGCTACATCTACATAAGTGCTTCCGACTGCTATCTCTGCGTATTCATCTGTTGCAAAGAATACATCGTTGCCGTTTGTTACCCTGCATCCTGCCGGTATGCTTACAGCTGAGGCCAGCGTTGAGGCTATAGAAAATCTCAAAGTGCATTTTGCCGGTTCCTCGTCTTTTCTCTCCGTTCCTCTGAGTGCTGCAAGGTTATCAAGATAATCTCCGTAAGAGTAAGAAAGCAAGCTCATTTTTCCTGCAAAGTCCGCATACTGCATAGCCTGGAAGATCTGTAAAGCGCAAGCTTCAAGTATGAGCCTTGTAGGATTGCCTTTGGCCAAAGGTACCGGGCTTTTCCCTGTCTCTGCTTCGTACATATCCTGGTAGTCTTTTATCATCTTTGTGAGTATATCTTCACAGCTTATGTCCTCTATAAAGCTCACATCAGGGTAATTATCATAATTCATTGTCAAGCCTCCTCGTCCTCTTCCTCGGTTTCTTCTTCCGGTTCGTAATTGTCATTCTTTATAAAGTGAACGTGCGGCACCATCTGGCCATCCGTCCCCGTTGTGAATGTCACGCTGTCAACCTCTGCTCTCGGCTCATAGCGGTTAACCTTGTCGATTATCTCAACGCTTATCATGTTCTGCCCTATCGGTTCAGGGTATCCAACTATACCGTCATAATCAATTCCAAACTCCCGGTCAAGTGGCTGGCTCCCGGCCCTTACTGATAGCAAGGTCTTAAGGCAAGTAACCACATCTTCAAACTCTTCAGGACTAAAGCCCTCGTTATCTCCGTAAACTACTACGTCTGCCATAAGTCACCTCTTATAAATACTCCGCTAATGTCAGTGTTGTTTTTGCCGATACAAGCTTACCGTCAAGTATGATCTTATCCCATGTCTCGCTCATGGATTCTATAACCCATTGATGCTTGCCTATCTTCTTTCCGCCTATAACGAATGTCAGCGGTGTTCCCTTCTCAACAGCCTTTTCTATCTTTTCAAGTACCTTTCTCGGATTCACTCCCATTTCGGAATTAAGCTGTATCTCTATAGATGTCTGCCGCCTGTCAGCTCCTAAGAACTCCGGCCGGGGCTTCTTGTTTATCAGACTGTGCGCTGTCCATCTTCCCTTGACTGTCTGATTCATTGTCTCGAATGTAAGTATCTTTTTTGACGATACGGAAAAAGTTATCAGCTGTCCTAA